CTATTAATGATAATGTAGACTTGAGAGTTTTTGCTGGTGCAATTACTCGTAATGGCAGAGAGGTGGGAAGCATTGATTAAATAATTGCAATCATATCCTTAAACGGGTATAATACACTAGCCAATAAATCCAAGTTACGGGGTTCTTGTGAGAGGTTAGTGAAGTGTCAAAACCCCCAATACAACTTTTACCAACAAAGCCAAGTTAAGGGATTCTTGCGCGAGGTAGATGATACTACAAAATCCCAAATACAAAGGACGTTATGATTATTGACATATTAACAATTGCATGTGGCGTATTGCTCGCCAAACTTATAATAGGAATATTGAATGAAAGTTACTGGTATAAATGGAAGAGAGTACGCTTGGAATTTGACAAGCTACACAGTAGACGCAAACGACAAAAGAAAAAGATCAAAGTACCACATCAGAGCAAGGAATATACTGAAACAGATTTTCCACTCTTACAGAATCTTAGAAGAGGTCAAACTACCCGGAAGCACTGAGTCACACAGAAAAGGCGTACTATATTTAGATTTCTACATACCACAGATTATGTTAGCTGTAGAAGTACATGGACAGCAACACTACGAATACACACCATTCTTTCATAAAAATAAAGCAGAATTTGCTCTTGCACAATCTAAAGATGATGATAAAATTAAATGGTGCGAATTAAATAAAATTGATATAATAGTATTGAAGTACTCCGACACAGACGAGCAATGGAGAGATCAAATTGAAAACGGCGAATGAACAATTGTCTGAACTAAAGACAATGGTAGATGACTTTTTAAAAGCTAGTCACGCTAGGTTTCAGAAAGAAGTCAATGAGCAATGGGAAACGGCTGCTAATGCTGACCAAGAACATTTACAGACACTAACTAAAGACGAAACTTTTGACTACGCATATTTACTATACGGGTATGCTTCACACATACAAGATGAATTAAACATGCAACAAATAGCTCTAGATTGGTGCAATGATAAGCTAGATAAGATGGTAGCAAAAAATTATCACCAATTAGATAGTTACATGAAGTACGAAACAAAAAGGAACATGATTGTTATTAATGATGAGTATGCTAGAGTTGTAGATCATTACAGAGAAATAGCACTATCAAGAGTTAATTCCTTAGAAAACAGGGCAAAAGATTTAAGACGCAAAGCAGATATACTACTAGAGAAAGGTAAAAGATTATGAGTATGGATGATTTTTTAAAAACGCTCAGTGACGAACAAAGAGTGGCTCTTTTAAAAGCGTTGAATGCTGGTGATTTTACATCAGAACAACCGCAAGCAGAACCACCAAAAGAAGAGCCAGAACCAAGAATGTCTGAAGATGATTTTACTATGAACAGGCATAGGGTTAGCTCACTGCCTTCTAATGGTAGAAGAGAACCCGTTCGTGCAAAAGGTAATACATGGACAGACGAAGGCGAGTCCAGAGAAATCAAAACTCCTGAAGTCCAAAGGACTCCAAGAAACAGACCACCTCCTAAAAAAAAAGAAGTAATCTGTAACCAATGCGGTAAAAAGTTTAAAGTGAATGCAAATGTCGTATATGGAGAGTATTATAGATGTAGTAGGTGCGTTTAGGAGAAAATAAAATTGGATAAGTTGTATGATGTGGGCGCAGAAAGAGCTGTTCTCGCAGGACTTTTGCAGCATGGAATAGATGCGTATGTAACTATTTCGGATATTGTTTCAGCTGACGCATTTGGCAATGCGAACAATCAAGCTATATATAAATGTATAGAAAGATGTATTGAGCAAGAACAAAAAGTAGATATTGCTGCTTTACTAGCAGCTGCACAGCATTTAGAACTATCTGACACTATAAATACTGATCAAGAATTAAGATATATTAATTCACTATATGATTTCCCTATTAGTTCAGAAAATGTTTTAAGTTTTGCCGCGCAGGTAAAGAAGTTTGAATTTGCAAGAAAAATTAAAAGACTAGCTAACAAAGTATCAAAAGATGTTGAATCAGTATCTGGAACTGAAAGCATAGATCAAATTATACAGATCTTAGAGAATCCTGTAACAGATTTCTTGAGAGAAGATGATGGGGGCGAGCGACCAGAGCTTATTGGTGAAAGTATTGAAGACTATGTAAATTTCTTGGTGGAGAATAAATGTGATATTATTGGCGTACCAACAGGATTCAGTAGATTTGACGATGCCATTGGCGGTGGTCTTAGACGTAAATGCGTTGACCTTGTTTCTGCAAGACCCAAAGTGGGTAAGTCAGTATTCGCTGATAATGTTGCGTTAAATATATCAAAAAAAGGTGTCCCTGTTTTAGTTTTAGATACTGAAATGTCTAAAGAAGATCATCTAAATAGATTATTATCTAATATTAGTGGGGTTACAATTAATGAAATATCAACTGGTAAATTCTCTGAAGATGAAGATAAGCATGAGAAAGTTGCAAATGCCAGCGAGTTACTTGAATCAATACCATACAACTATGTTAGTGTTGCAGGAAAGCCATTTGAACAGATTTTGAATGTTATAAAAAGATGGATTGTACAAGAAGTAAAGATAGATGAAACTGGAAAAACAAATGACTGCGTAATTATATATGATTATCTAAAGCTAATGTCGTCTTCGTCCATAACAAATAATATACAAGAATATCAAGCACTGGGATTTCAAATTACATCATTGCATAACTTGTGCGTTAAGTTAGACATTCCGTGCTTATCCTTCGTGCAGCTAAACAGAGATGGGATTACAAAAGAAAGCACTGACGCTGTTAGTGGGTCGGACAGACTAATATGGCTATGTACATCTTTCAGCATATTCAAAGCTAAATCTATAGAGGAAGTAGCAGAAGATGGACCTAATGCTGGTAATAGAAAACTAATACCAATTGTATCACGACATGGCGCTGGTTTAGACGATGGAGATTATATCAATATGAATATGCAAGGGTCTCACGCGAGACTAACAGAAATCATGACAAGGAATGAAATGAGAAACGCTCCTGTAGGCGACACAGGACTTGTATCTGATAAGAGCATGGAAAGTATAAAGAATGAGCTTGAAGAATCTGAAGAAACATCTGAATGATAATATACACAAAGTGTTCAATGCTTTAAATATAGAGTACGAACAATTTGGTGATAATATATATTCAACATGTCCAATACACGGCGAAAGCGACAATCCAAGAGCGTTGTCTTACTCAGTAGATAGACAAATGTGGAAATGTTGGACTAGAAACTGTCAAGAAGAATATAGAAATGATATACTAGGGCTAATACATGGTGTTCTTTCTAATCAGGCAGGAGAAGAAGTAGAATTTAAACAGGTACTATCTTGGTGCTATAAGTTGCTAAATATAACTAGTGATCAAAAGTTTGAAAAAAGTATTGATGTAGATGAAGAAGATGATGAATTTTACAACATCGTAAAGGTTCTCAAAAATAGTAGAGTACAAGTACAATCAACTTCAAAAAATATAACACTAGATTGTGACATACAATACCCATCTCAGTACTTTCTTTCTAGAGGGTTTAAGCAGAAGACGCTAGACCATTTTAAGATTGGAGATTGCAACAAAACAGACAGTTGTATTTCTGAAAGAGCTATAGTTCCGATCTACGACGACAACGGTAAAAATTTATTAGCAGTTATAGGGAGATCAATTAAAGAATACAGAAATCCTAAATTTTTGTTTTACCCTACTGGCTTTGATAAGAGAAACTATTTTTATAATTATCACAGGGCGATTAAAAAAGCTAAGAAAACAAGTTGCCTTTTTATTGTCGAAGGGCAGGGAGATGTATGGAAACTTTATGAGGCTGGTGTGACAAATGCAGTTAGCATATTTGGTAAAACAATAACTAAACAACAAGCACAAAAGCTACAACAATTACCAATAACTACTCTAGTAATTCTTACAGACAATGATCAGGCTGGTAGAGAATCTAAGGTAGAAATTAAAAGAAATTTAGGTAGAATGTATAAATTGATTTTCCCGTCTTTGAAATCTAAGGACGTAGGGGAAATGTCCATTGTTGATATTAAAAAGAATATCTTACCAACACTGAAAGGATTATACTAATGAAAATAGTTGGTATATCTGGGCGTAAACAATCTGGAAAGAATACCGTTGCCAACATAATGAATGGCGTAATACTCAAGCAAAGAGGCTTGATAACAGATTATAAAATTAATGATAAGGGACAGCTACTAATACGGACTGTGGACTCAAACCTTATTGAAGGGTGGGGCATACTAGATGTAACAAGAAAAGATTCTGCATTTGTAGAGTATGCAGAGAATGAATTGTGGCCCTTTGTTAAAATATATCACTTCGCAGACTACCTAAAGAAGATGTGCGTAGATTTATTCGACCTTTCTCCACAACAAGTCTATGGCACAGATGACGACAAAAACACAATGACTCAATATGGAAAAACAGCTAGAGAATTTTTGCAGTATTTTGGAACAGATGTAATGAGAAAAATCAAAGATACCGTATGGGTTGATTGTACTCTTAAAAATATTATATCGGAGCAGTCAGAGTTAGCTGTTATACCAGATGTTAGATTCCCTAATGAGGTTAAAGCGATACAGGAATCTGGAGGCGTAGTTATAAGGCTAGACAGAGACGCATTCAACGACAACCATCCATGCGAGTCAGCATTGGATGTAGATAAGTTTGATTGGGATATGTTTGATGTGGTTATTGAGAATGGCAAGACAGATATTAAAAAATTAGAGTCAGATATAAAAACAATACAACACTTCTGGAGTAATTAAATGTTAGTTACATATATTAGATCTTCTAGTTATAATAATTATGCATATTGTGAAATGCAATATTTTATAACTTACGTCTTGGGTCACAGATCAGATAGCGGTAAGAAAGCAGACATGGGAACTATGGCTCACAAGGTCATGGAAGTTTTAGCTGGTCTAAAAAAATATCATCAAGATAACCCAAGAGCTAGGATCTTAAAAGTTGACGACGATGCTATTGGAAAATTCAAATGCCCAAGAACAGAACTCAATACAGACGAATTAGTAAAAAAAATTACAGACCTGAGCATTGATTCCTATGAAGAAAAATCTAAATGGACATTTAACGGCAAAGATAGGAATGATATTATAGATACAGTATGGACTTTTTTGAGATACAATGATGGTCAATTTGATCCAAGAAAAAGAAACATATATTTCCCAGAGCCTCATTTTGATATACCAATCGAAGAAGAATGGGCCAAGTTTGAATATGAGCATAATGGCAGGAAAATAAATGGACAACTAGCAATTAAAGGTACAATAGATTTAGTAACGCTTGTCAATGATGATACGATAGAGGCAGTGGATTGGAAAACCGGACGTAGGCTGGATTGGGTTACTGGAGAGGGAAAGGATTATAAAAAACTAGAAAACGATCCACAACTTCTTCTATACTATTATGCCATTTCTAAGCTATATCCAGATTTCCCAAACAGAATAATGAGTATATTTTTCTATAAAGACGGGGAGGGAAAACCTGATCCAACGCCATTTAGTATGTGTTTTTCTCCTGAAGATGAAGGTAGATTTTTAGAAATGTTAAAAAATAGGGTGCAGGAAATACGAGAAAATAACAATCCGCAACCTTTAGACCCCACTAGAACGCACTGGAAATGCAAAAATTTGTGCCATTACTACAAGAACGATTGGCAGGGAACTGACCAAAATATGTGTATATTTATAGAGAACCACCTCAAGGAACACGGAATGGAAAAAACTGTCTCAGAATGCAAAAGAGATGGTTTTGACATAGGA